AAGTCTGTTGTTAGTAATATGATTGCTAAGGAATGTAAAAGAAGAAACATTGCTTGTCATATTATTAATACTTCTGAAGCATGGGTGTCAAAAAATGATTTAGAGAAAGGTACTTTGCTTGTATCAAATATTGATGGCGAAGATACTGAAATAGAATTCGAGCTTTCAAAAACTATCTGCTTTACAAGAGCAGGTGTTCTTGAAGACGAAACTGGTTTAGCGTTGTTATCTACATTCGAAAATGCTGGTGCATTTATGATAAACACTAGAAACGGTATGCTCACTTGTGATAACAAGATGTCAGCATACATTTCTTTTGAGAGAGATAATATACCTACACCTAGGACTGCTTTGATTTCAAATGAAAAAGGATTACTTCATGCCCATGAAAAATTAGGTGGCAAGTATCCTGTCATTATGAAAACACTAACAGGTACACAAGGTATTGGTGTATCAGTTGTTGATTCTGAAAAGAGTATGGTATCAGTTGCACAATCATTGTGGAAGTTTGGTGCTGCTCTTTTACTTCAAGAATTTTTAAAGTTTGATTTTGATATTCGTACAATCGTTATTGATGGTAGAATATTAGCGTCAACAAAAAGAATAAGTGCTAAGAAGGACTTTCGTTCTAATAGACATAGAGAAGCAACAACTGAACCTTACAAGTTATCAGAAGATGAGAAGAAGGTAGTGCTAGACGCTGCTCGTTCTTCAGGTGCATATATGGTAGGTGTTGACCATGCAATAGTCAATGGTAATTATTATGTATTAGAGTGTAATGGATCACCTGGAATCGGTTCAAACTTTTCTTTATACAATACCGATTTAAGGGATAGATCATATGTAGGTAAGACTACGCCTGATAATGTAATAAAAGAATTATTTAACTATCTTACACAAGATGTACACAGAAAATACTCATTTACAAAAGAAGCAGGATTCCATGAGAGAATTATTATTGATGGCTATGGGCCTGTTAGAGCAAAGTTTGATACAGGTAATGGTACTCAAGCATCAATGTTTTGTGTTGATAAAATAGATGTATCAGGTAAAACTGTTAAATGGGAAAAAGATGGTAAGAAATTTACAAGTAAACTAGAAGGTACTTCTGAAGCAACTAGAATGGATCAAGTAGATGAAAGACCAATTGTTCTTGTAGATTTAACTTTCAATAACAAATACTATACAGATGTGCCAATTGGCTTGACAACAAAAGATTCAAGAAGCACATTTTTAATCAATAGAGATTTATTGACTCGATTTAAAGTCAATGTAAATCCAAATAGAAAGTTTGTTCTTTCTTCTTGGATTGAAAGAAGCGATGGTAATGATACACGAGGTGTTAATTTACCATTAGAAAAAGATGAATAGACGCTTTACAATCTATTCTAAATATGATATAATAACTATATAATTAAAAGGAGTGAACAATGGCATTAAATCATCAAACAAACAATCCACTATACAAAGCACTAGAGAAAAAATACATTGCAGATATTGAAGCTGCAAGAGCAACAATGATAATCTATTTTGATAATCCTGTTGCAATAGGTGAACACCCTCAACATCTAACAGAATTAGATAAGTTGAATGATCAACTTGCAAGTGCAGAAGAAAAACTTGAAAGTTTAAGAAAACATTTCAACAATACACAGATATAATATTAATGAAATTCTATACTTCGGTATTGCCGTATCGTGGCAGGCTATTGGTTCGTGGTGTCAACCATGATGGTAGTCATAAGAAGTTTAGAATTAATTACAAGCCATCTTTGTTTGTACCATCAGGCAAAGAATCAAAATATAAAACACTAGACGGTCGTGATGTAGGTAAGGTTACTTTTGAAAGTATGCCTGAAGCAAAGAAATGGATTGATCAGTATAAAGATGTAAGTGGTTTTGAATACTTTGGTAATACAAGATATCAATATCCTTTTATTGCAGATGAATTTAAAGGTAAGATTGATTGGGATATTAAACAGATAAGAATACTTACAATTGATATTGAGTGTGAAAGTGAAAATGGTTTTCCAGATTCAGATGAGGCAATTGAGCCTTTAATTTCTATTACAGTTAAAGAACATACAACAAAGAAGATCATAGTCTTCGGTATGAATGACTTTGTAAATGATCGTGATGATGTAAAATTTATTAAGTGTACTACTGAAAGAGCATTAATTGAAAAGTTTTTAGAATTTTGGTTAGACTATAATCCTGATATCATCACAGGTTGGAATGTAAAATTCTTTGACATACCTTTTTTAATGAATAGATTTAGAAGACTTATGGGTGATGAATTTATTTTACAGTTTAGTCCTTGGGGCGTAGTTTCACAACAAAGTGCTAGAATAACAGCAAAAGGTTTTAATAAAGAACAAAACTATTGGGACATCATGGGCGTTTCTGTATTAGATTACCTTGATCTATATCGTAAACATACATTTGTTAGACGAGAAAGTTATAAACTAGATTACATTGGTGAAGTAGAACTTGGTGAAAACAAACATGAGAATCCTTATGATACATTTAAAGAATTCTATCAAAAAGATTATCAACAATTTATAGAATATAATATCCAAGATGTAGAACTTGTTGATAAGTTAGAAGACAAAATGAAACTTATTGAGTTGCATTTGACTATGGCCTATGAAGCAAAAGTTAATTATCAAGATTGCTTTGGTCAGGTTCGTATGTGGGATACTATTATATTTAATCATTTAAAATCTAAAAATATTGTTGCACCTGCTGTAGTAGAGTCTAAACAATCAAGAGGTTATGAAGGTGCGTATGTAAAAGATCCTGTTGTAGGTTTTCACGACTGGATAGTAAGTTTCGATTTAAACAGTTTGTATCCGCATTTAATTATGCAATACAATATCTCTCCTGAAACTATGGTTGGTTATGACCCTAATCGTGTCAATGTAGAGAATATGTTAAATCAAAAATCTGACCTGTCTGACCTAGATACGAGAACTATCACTCCCAATGGTGCTCAATTTAGGACAGACAAGCAGGGTTTCTTGCCTGAACTTATGGATACATTATACAAAGAACGAGTTATCTATAAAAACAAAATGGCAAAAGCAAAAGCATTGTATCAAGAAACTGGCGATGAAAGATTAAAGAACGAAATATCTACAAATTATAATATACAGTTGTCAAGAAAGATTGCTTTAAATAGTGCCTATGGTGCAATCGGTAATCAATACTTTAGATACTTTGATGTAAGACACGCTGAAGGTATCACAATGGCTGGTCAATTGACTATCAGATGGATTGAGCGTGATGTGAATGATTATCTAAACAAACTATTGAAGACTAAAAATATTACTTATGTTGTGGCTTCTGACACAGATTCAATTTATATTAAACTAGGTGAAATGGTTAATAAAGTATTCAAAGATAAATCTGACAATAGAAAGATTGTAAAAGTATTAGATAAATTTTGTGAAGAAAAACTACAACCATTTATTGATTCTAGTTTTGAAAAACTTGCAAAGTATGTTAAGGCATACGATCAGAAAATGATTATGAAACGAGAAGTTATTGCCAACAAAGGTATATGGACTGCTAAGAAAAGATATATTCTAAATGTGTTTAATGAAGAAGGTCTTGATTTAAAAGAACCTAAACTAAAAATTATGGGTATTGAGGCTGTTAAGTCGTCAACTCCTGCACCTTGTCGTGTCAAGATTAAAGAAGCATTAAAAGTAATTATGACAAAAGATGAACCTGCATTGATTGAATTTATAGAAAACTTTAGAACACACTTTAAGAAGTTGCCACCTGAAGATATTGCTTATCCTAGAAGTTGTAATAATCTTAAAAAGTATTCATCATCAAAAGACATATATCAAAAGTCAACACCTATTCATGTGAGAGGTGCTTTACTTTATAATAATCAATTAAAGAAACATAAACTAGTTAAGTATGAAACTATACAAGATGGTGATAAGATTAAATTTATTGCATTGAAAGAACCTAATCCTTTAAGAGAGAATGTTATATCATTCTCAACTAAACTACCAAAAGAATTTAAACTACATCAATATATTGACCACGATGAAATGTTTACCAAATCATTTTTAGAACCATTAAGATTTATTGTAAATGCAATTGGTTGGAACTTTGAAAAGAAATCAAACCTAGATGAATTTTTTTAAAATAACACTTGACATTAGAGAAATCGTTATTATATAGCATAGAAAGGAGAATTATATAATGAGTAAAATAATAGGAATAGACTTAGGAACAACGAACTCTTGTGTTGCCGTAATGGAAGGATCACAAGGGAAAGTATTAGAGAATGTAGAAGGTGCAAGAACAACACCGTCAGTAGTATCGTTTGGTGATGAAACGCTAATTGGTATGCCAGCAAAGAGAGTAGCAGTAACCAATCCAGAGAATACTATCTATGCAGTTAAGAGATTAATTGGTAGAACATTTGACGGAGAATCTGTACAAAAAGATATACAGACAACACCTTATAAAATTGTTAAGGCAGATAATGGAGACGCATGGATAGAAGCAAAAGGTAAAAAGTATTCACCATCACAAATCTCAGCTTTCACTTTACAGAAGATGAAAGAAACTGCTGAAAAATATTTAGGATCAGAAGTTAAAGAGGCAGTTATAACTGTACCTGCTTACTTCAACGATTCACAAAGACAAGCAACTAAAGACGCTGGTAAGATTGCAGGTCTTGATGTTAAAAGAATAGTAAACGAACCAACAGCAGCTGCATTAGCATATGGTTTAGATAAAAAGAAATCAGGTAAAATAGCAGTTTATGATTTAGGAGGTGGTACATTTGATGTATCTATTCTTGAATTAGGTGATGGTGTGTTCGAAGTTAAATCTACAAATGGTGATACATCATTAGGTGGTGAAGATTTTGATAATGCAATTGTAGATTATCTATTAGCAGAATTTAAAAAAGAACATGGTATGGATTTAAGAACAGATAATCTAGCATTACAAAGAGTTAGAGAATCAGCTGAAAAGGCAAAATGTGAATTGTCATCAACAGTTGAAACAGAAATCAATATACCTTTCATTACTGCTGATAAATCAGGACCTAAACATTTAAATGTTAAATTAAATAGAGGAACATTTGAAGGTCTAGTGAGTAATCTAATTAAGAAATCAATGACACCTTGTCAAACAGCATTAAAGGACGCTGGTATAAAGTCAACAGATATAGATGAAGTTATATTAGTTGGTGGTATGACTAGGATGCCTATGGTTAAAAAAGAAGTAGAAAAATTCTTTGGCAAAAAACCACATGAAGGAGTAAATCCAGATGAGGTAGTTGCTATAGGTGCTGCCATTCAAGGTGGTGTTTTAGCAGGTGATGTAAATGATGTATTACTATTAGATGTGACACCTCTATCACTTGGTATTGAAACACTTGGTGGTGTATCTACAAAGGTTATTGAAAAGAATACAACTATACCTACAAAGAAAAGTCAAGTATTTTCTACTGCACAAGATAATCAAAATGCAGTTAATATAAATGTTTCACAAGGTGAAAGACAACTTGCAAAAGATAATAAATCACTTGGTAACTTTATGCTTGATGGTATCCCACCTGCACCTAAAGGTATGCCTCAAATAGAAGTGACATTTGATATTGACGCTAATGGTATTTTAAGTGTATCTGCTAAAGACAAAGGTACAAATAAAGAACAGAAAATAACTATACAAGCTTCTGGTGGTTTATCAGAAACAGAAATAGAACAAATGGTCAAAGACGCAGAAGCAAACAAAGACGCTGATGAAAAAGTAAAAGAAAAGATTGAGGCTAGAAATCACGCTGATGGTCTTGTTGCTAGTTTAAAGAAAACTGTTGAAGAACATGGAGACAAAGTTTCAGCAGAAGAAAAAACTAAAATAGAAACTGGCATAACTGAACTTGAAGAAGCACTTAAAGGCGAAGATGTTGAAGATATTAAAAACAAAACTAAAACATTAACTGAAGCGTCTATGAAATTAGGTGAGGCAGTCTATAAAGATATGCAACAACAACAAGAAGAACCTAAAAAAGAAGAAAAGAAAAAAGATGATAATGTTGTTGACGCTGAGTTTGAAGAGGTTGACAATAAAGAATAATTGTGATATAATAATACTATGAAAGACTATCAACGCAATAATACACTATATAGCCGTCTATTAGCCGCCGCTGGGGATGATAAACTACCTGTGTTAGATAACAAGACATTTGAATCTATGAACGCAGAATACGGCAAGGAAGAGATGAGAAAAAACCTTGCTGATTATATTGCCACAGAGCGACCTGTATTTCCTTTAAAAGAAATAACAGAAGATAATATGAGAGATAGTTTTAATTCATTAAAGAATTTTAACACTAATGCTATATGTACACCTAAAGATCAGGTTGATAAAGAGGTCTTTGAAAAGTATGATGATTACGAATATAGTTATGATAAGTATGGTCTAGGTTTAATCAATGGACCAAGTACCTACAATGATGTGTCAAATTATTTCATGCAAGATTTGAGATTAGAATGTGGTAGTTATGGCTTTAGAGCACCTAAAGAAGTATGGGAAAATGGTGACGCATATGCTATATGGAAATGTTTAGGTCCTATATGGCGTGGTATCAATGATGTTAAACTAACTAAAGTAAAAGATTTAGATGGCAATGAGTCTGAACAATTACTAGGTGGTAAATTAGATTCTAAAAGTTATATAAGTGCATTTAGATTAGGTACATATATTGCAACACAATTTAAACCTGTTGTTGCAAAGGCAATATATCAAATGACAAATGCTAAAACTGTATTAGATACGAGTTGTGGTTGGGGCGATAGACTTGCAGGTTTCTTTGCTAGTGACGCTGAAGAATACTATGGTTGTGATCCTAATCCGAATACATATGCTAGATATACACAACAGATATCAAAGTACAATAAATTATTATCTAAACCAAAGAAGGTAACGATATGGAGATGTGGCGCTGAAGACTTACCTTATCATAAGTTACCACCAATAGATGTTGCATTTACTTCTCCACCTTATTTTTCAACAGAAGAATACAATAAAGGTGGTGAGTTTCAAGAAGATCAATCGTGGTCTAAATTTAATGAGTATGAAAAATGGCGTGATGACTTCTATTTACCTGTTGCTGAAAAGTCAATGGCTGTATCAAAGTTTTTATTTGTCAATATTATGGATCCAAAGATCAAAGGTACTCGTTATAGATCAAGTGATGAATTAGTCAATAGATTGAAAGATAAATTTTTAGGTCAAATTGGCATGAGAATTATGCAAAGACCTAAATCGGATAAACTATTTGCAGATGATAAAGCCAAAGCGGACTTTATGAATAAATTGTTTATCGAAAATGTATGGTGTTTTGGTGATAAAACTTTTGATTTATTTCAACACTCCAGAAAGGCAAATTTAGATGAGTTTTTTGCTTGACATAAGATATAAATATAGTATAATAGATAATGAAACTAACAAGGATAATTAATGAGTGATTTTTTAAAAGATATAATAAAAGAAACTGGTAATGAATATGCCAGTCTAGTATCAGACGGTGCTTCAGGAGATACTGATTCGTTTATAGATACAGGTTCATATATATTCAATGCCTTATTAGGCGGCTCTATTCATAGAGGACTCCCTTCAAATAAGATAACAGCAATCGCAGGTGAAAGTGCTACAGGTAAAACTTTCTTTGTATTAGGAATGTGTAAAAACTTTCTTGAACAGAATCCTGACGCTGGTGTTATATTCTTTGAATCAGAATCAGCGATTACAAAAGAAATAATCGAAGAAAGAGGAATTGATAGTAGTAGAATGGTTGTAATGCCAGTGACTACTGTACAAGAATTTAGACATCAATCCTTAACTGTATTAGAAAAATACATAGAACAAAGTGCTTCTGAAAAGAAACCATTGTTATTAGTATTAGACAGTTTAGGTATGTTATCTACTACAAAAGAAATTGAAGATACGCAAGACGGAAAAGAAACTAAAGATATGACAAGGGCACAAATTGTTAAGGCTGCCTTTAGAGTATTGACTTTAAAATTAGGTAAGGCAAAAGTGCCTTTGATAATTACTAATCACACTTATGATGTTATTGGTTCTATGTTCCCACAAAAAGAAATGGGTGGTGGATCAGGATTAAAATATGCTGCCTCATCAATCGTATATCTTTCTAAAAGAAAAGAGAAAGATGGTACAGAAATTATAGGTAATATAATACATTGTAAGAACTATAAATCAAGATTAACCAAAGAAAACAAAGTTGTAGATGTTAGATTAACCTACAGCAAAGGTTTGGATAGATACTACGGTCTACTAGACTTGGCTTTAAAACATAATATATTTAAACAAGTTTCTACTAGAATTGAATTACCAGACGGAACAAAAACATTTGGTAAAACAATTAACAATGACCCGACAAAATATTTCACTAAAGATATACTAGAACAATTAGATGGAGTATGTAGTAAAGAGTTTAAATATGGAGATGGAGTTGAAGCAGAAGATACCACAACCTCACAAGACGACTAACCCTAAACATAGGGAAGACTATGTGTTTGTAGAGAAACCTGGAGAGGACTTTACAGCACTAAAGTTAATTAGTGGTCCATTTTCATCAATAGTTTATAAGTACGGTGCCGTTGGGATCAGACCTGAGTCTGAAAAAAGACCCGATGGCACCTTGCCTATGCAGTTTGATTATGATATAATAGAGAATAAGATTGAAGCAGATATTGACAGTCAAGAATTTATTAACCATATCGGTGACATACTTGTTGTGTTGCTTGATGAAAAACTAAAAGAAGATAAACTAAATGCCAAGAATTGAACAAACAGCTTTAAGTAATTTAATACACAACGAAGAATATACTAGAAAGGTTTTACCTTTTCTTAAACAAGAATATTTTGCTGACAGACTAGAAGGATTATTGTTTTCAGAAATATATCGTTTTGTTGATAAGTATAATAATCTACCGACAAAAGAATCTTTATCTATTGAAATGAACTCTAACAAGGGTGTCAATGAAGATGAATACAAAAAGATAACAGATATACTATCTACATTAGATAAAGAGCCAGTAAATTTAGAATGGCTAT